TTTGTATTCTGCCAAGATAGAATATTTAAGCTGTCAGGAACATCATCAAGTAACTTTGCTGTTACACCTGTTACTAGAAACATTGGATGTGTAAACGGACAGACAATACAGGAATTTGCAGGTGACTTAATATTCTTAGCACCTGATGGATTAAGAACTGTTGCAGGTACTGCTAGAATTGGTGACGTTGAATTAGGTACAATAAGTACACCAGTGCAGTCTTTATTTAATGATAATATAGCTAACGCAAGTGGTTTTAGGTCAATAGTTATACCAAACAAAACACAATATAGAGTATTTTTTACAAAGTCTGGTGTAGCACAAACTGTAACAGAAGGAGTTATAACTTCTCTTAGGGGAGATAGTTTTGAGTTTGCTAACTTAAAAGGTATAAGACCTACATCTACAGATACAGTTACAAGTGCAACAGAAACTATTATTATACACGGTGGAGAAGGTGGTTATGTATATAGACAAGAGTCAGGTAACGACTTTGATGGCACTGCAATAAATGGTAAATACAGAAGTCCAGATTTAACATTTAATGATGCAGGTATACGTAAGCATATGCAAAGGGTTTTAGTTAGTTTTAAACCTGAATCATCTATAGACGCAGATTTGTTTTTAAGATATGACTTTGAAGACCCAAATGCACCAAGACCTGCAGCTTACTCTCTTGATGCTTCTGACATTGTGGCAATATATGGAACAGGCACATATGGAACAGCTACTTACGGAGGACAGGCAGAGCCATTGTTAAGACAATCAGTAGAAGGTTCTGGATTTACAGTAGCATTACGAGTAGAAGATGGTGGAGTAACAGCACCATACTCACTAAAAGGATTTCAGTTAGAATATCAACTAGGAGCTAGAAGATAAATGGGAGCAACTTACACAAGACAATCATCATATAGTGACGGTGATGTTATCACAGCCGCACACACTAATGACGAGTTTAATCAGTTATTAGCAGCGTTTCAGGCAACTACAGGTCACACACATGATGGCACAGCAAATGAAGGTGGACCAGTTACTAAGCTACTTGGTAACACACTTACGTTTGGTGCAGGTACAGCAGGTACAGACATTACTATCACCTTTGATGGTGAGACTAGTGATGGTGTTCTCAAGTGGATGGAAGACGAAGACTACTTTGAGTTTTCAGATGATATACTTGTAGCCTCAGACGAAAAGATACAGTTTCGTGATACTGCTATTACTATTAACTCTAGCACTGATGGTCAACTAGACTTAGTAGCTGATGGTGCTGTGTCTATTGATGCAGGTACAGACATTATACTAGATGCTGATGGTGCAGATGTTTTATTAAAAGATGCAGGTACACAGTATGCGTCCTTTACAAATAGTTCAGGTAATCTTGTAATTAAATCTGGCAGCACTACCGCCATGACCTTTGACGGTGCTAATGTTACATTCTCAGGAACTGTGACAATAGGTAGTGCAGGTATATCAGAGGCAGAGTTAGAGATACTTGATGGTGCTACTGTAACTACTGATGAGTTAAATATATTAGACGGTGTTACAGCTACTGCTGCTGAACTTAACATTATAGACGGTGATACTTCAGCTACCTCTACTACAGTGGCTGATGCAGATAGAGTTGTGTTTAATGATGCAGGAACTATGAAGCAAGTAGCGGTTACTGATTTAGCTGCATATTTTGACGATGAAATAACTGCAATGCCAAATCTAGTTACTACTGCTGCAACTACAGTTGGTGCATTAGATAGTGGTTCTATAACAAGTGGCTTTGGTACAATAGACACAGGTTCTTCTACCATAACAACAACAGGTGCTATTACAGGTGGTTCTTTAGTAGCAGATAATATAACTATTGATGGCACAGAGATTGATTTATCATCTGGAGACTTGACAATAGATGTTGCAGGTGATATAATACTAAACACAGATGATGGTATAGTTTCATTACAAGATGCATCTGCTACATTTGGTTCACTAGAAAACTCATCAGGTAACTTAGTTGTTAAGTCAGGCACAACAACAGCCTTGACATTTAGTGGTGCAAATGTTACAATAGCAGGTGATTTAACAATTAGTGGTGATGACCTAACTATGGGTACTAATACTAGTGGTCACATCATGGTAGCAGACGGTACTAACTTTAATCCTGTAGCTGTATCAGGTGATGTAACTATATCTTCTGCAGGAGCAGTAACAATAGCAAATGGTGCTGTTGAAACTGCAATGATAAATGCAAATGTTATAACAGGACAGACTGCTGAGACATCTCTTGATACATCTAATGATGTCATACTTATACATGATGCTTCTGCTAGTGCGTTAAGAAAGACAACACTTGCATCTATATCTTCTGCTCTTGGTGGTATTACAGACGTAGTTGCAGATACATCGCCACAGTTAGGTGGTAACTTAGATACTAACTCGCACAACATACTTATTGATGATGCACATTTTATAGCAGATGAGAACGGTAATGAGCAGATTATATTTCAAACAACATCATCTGCTGTCAATCAATTTGATATAACTAATGCTGCAACAGGTAACTCTCCTGAGTTATCTGCAACAGGTGGTGACACAAACATTAGTTTAAAGATAACACCAAAAGGTTCAGGACAAGTTTTACTAGATGGTAATGTTGGAGTTGAGTCTGGACTAATTGATTTAAAGAACGCAGGTTCAAGGTCACAAATAAAATTCTACTGTGAGTCTGGTAATGCTCACGCACAAACACTACAGGCTGCTCCACATTCAGAGGCTGCATCAAATACTTTAACATTACCAAGTACAGGTGGTGACGTTGATTTAGTTTCAACAGCTTCAACTGCAACTCTAACAAACAAAACGCTAACGTCACCAAAGATAAATGAGGATGTAGCACTAACAGCTACAGCAACAGAATTAAACTTATTAGATGGTGTATCAGGACTAGCACAAGCTGACTTTACAAAACTAGCTGCAGTGGACTCAACTGCTGCAGAGCTAAATATTTTAGATGGGGTTACATCAACAACAGCAGAACTTAATTTAGTTGATGGTTCATCTGCAGGTACAATAGTAAATAGTAAAGCAGTTATATACGGTTCTAGTGGTGAAGTAAATGCAACAACACTACAAATAGCAGGAACTTCTATTACATCAACTGCAGCAGAACTTAATATTTTAGATGGAGTTACATCCACAGCAACAGAACTAAATGTTATGGATGGTGATACGTCTGCTACATCCACAACGCTTGCAGACGCAGACAGGTTAGTAACAAACGATGCAGGAACAATGAAGCAGGTTGCATTAACAGATGTGAAAACATATTTAACTAGTGCAGGGTTTACGACAGATGACCCAACGGCACTTGCGATTGCCCTTGGATAGTTAGGAGAAAGAGATGGCAAATACATTTAAAGTGGTGACATTCGCAGCAGAGCCAAACGCTGCAGGTACACCCTACACAGTTTATACAACACCTTCAAGTACAACAACAGTTGTTATAGGTCTTGTATTGACAAACATACATACTTCTCAAGTCACAGCAGAAGTAGAGCTTGTAAGTGACACATCAGGAGGAGGCAGAGGAGCTACAAATGGTACAGCCTTTCTAGCCAAAGATGTGCCAATACCTGTAGGGTCTTCACTAGAATTGCTATCAGGCGGTAAAGTTATATTAGAAACTACAGACGTACTAAGGATAGATTGCTCAGTCGCAGATAAACTGTCTGGAGCATTAAGCATCATGGAGATAACATAATATGCCCTATATTGGAGTATCACCAGAGTCTAACTTTCAAACTGCTCCTGCTGTTGTTAGGTTTAGTGGTGATGGTTCAGACACTACATTTGACTTAGGTAGAACGATTGGCTCTGTACAAGACATACTTGTATCTGTAGATGGTGTTGTACAGGATACTACAGCCTACAGTGTACCTGATGGTTCAACATTAACATTTACTGCTGCACCTTCTTCTAACTCAGGTAATAATATCTTTGTATACTTCCTAGAGGTAGGTGGAGCTACAGTAACACCTGCAGCAGAAAACAAAGGTAACTTTAAGGCAGGTGGTTTGTTTAGAACTAACGCACAATCTTTAACTTCTAATCTTACAATACTAGCTACAGAAAATGCAAATGCTACAGGAACACTGTCTATAGCTTCTGGTGTGACACTAACGATTGAATCAGGTGGGAGGCTAGTAGTACTATGAGTACAATTAAAGTAGATGCAATACAGCACACTGGTGGTACTACAGGGATGGCTCTTGCTAGTAATGGTATAGTAACTATTCAAGGTGAAAACACAGCTACGACTAATCTACAGCAGGGTCTATGTAAAGGTTGGGCATTAACAGACTTTGCTGCTGCTCAAAATGACGATAGCTTTAATGTATCTGCTTACACAGACTATGCGGCAGGGTATGGACAGTTAACTTGGAACAATGACTTTAACAATGCAAATTATGCTGTTGCCCAAGCCTGTGCAGGTTCAGACACTAATCCTAACGCTATCCCAGGGTCTAATGGTAACTCATCAAAGGGAGCAGGAACTATAAGAATAAATACTATGGATAGTTCTAATGCTACTCCATCAGGTGATATGATTGATTATGCAGAGTTTGGTACGGTAGCGATGGGAGATTTAGCATGAGTACAGTATTACTAAATACACTAACAGGCAAAACCTCCGCAGGGTCTATCGTTGTGACAGGCGAAGGTGGTTCTAATACCACTAATATGCAACAAGGATTAACAAAGTCTTGGTGTAATTTTAATGGCACAGGTACTATAGCAACTAGAGATAGCTTTAATGTAGGTAGTTTAACTGATAGAGCTACAGGTCAATATGAAGTAAACTTTACAACAAATATGGGAAATGCAAATCATTGTCCTACTGGAAACACAAACGTAAATGCCAATACTGATAATTTTCAGTCAGGAGGTTTTTGTCCTTTAGGAACATCTCACAGTAGCATGACAGGAAACTCAACTTCTAATGTAAGTTTTGGTTCTTTTGATGCAGGAGATACTTATGCAGATGCCGTTTTAAATTTTGTTAGTGTAAATGGAGACTTAGCATGAGTATAGCACATGGAACAATAGCATTTGACACGCTCACAACGTCTGACCAAGTAAATACTGGTACTGAGAAGTCTATAGATACGAGTTATCTTTTTAATGGTTCTGCTAAAGTTTGGGCATATTTTAATCAAGCATCTTCTAGTACAACTCCTGCCGATAGTTTTAATGTAAGTTCTATTGATGATGATTCAGCAGGTGACTTTGATGTAAACTATACTAATGCAATGGTAAACAATACTTATGCAAGTGCCTTTAACTCAGACGCAGTTGGTAATGCTATTGTTTCAAATAATATGATAATAGGAGCAGGTTATGCTACAACTGAGTTACGTTTTTTACATTATGAAAACGGTTCTCTTGTTGATGCAACAGCAGGAACTGTAATGATAATGGGAGATTTAGCATGATAGAAACACCAGAATTTCAAGGCACACACTTATGGGATCGTCTATGTTGGGCAAAGGAGAAGCTAGAGCCTTACAGGAGCGAGTACTGCATAGTATGGGAAGACCCTAATGATATGGAAAACCCTGCTAAAGTTACACACCCAGACCCAAATTGGATGGCTTGTGCATTACAGGGTGGCATACTACCGCCAGTACAATCCTATTGGGAACTAAAGAAGGATGAAGCAAAGCCTGACTTTGTAAAACATAC